TGGGAAACCTCTTCTTCAGGGATTTCTTTGATGTTCTCATCAGGCTTTGTATCGGCAGGTTTATCCGGCTTGCGGATCAAGCGATCAAGCCACTTCCATTGATCGTAATCGAACACTGGATCCAAAAAGTCAGGAGGGACTTCAGGGAGACCAAACCTCGGCGGGTTTGGCGGGACTCTAGGCTCTACGAAGTCCGGATTTGGAATCACAGGAATCAAACCAGGACCAACAGGATCCTGAATTTCATAACCCATATTTGAAGGCGCAAGATCAAGTCCTCCTCCGGTATCCATCAAGTCTTGCTTGATCTGCTGCGTTGGCGTTGGTTCCGGCGGTCGGGTTTCGTACCAGCGTGTTGGCGCGTTTGGATTGTACGAGTAGTTTGTATCTTGAGCGACTGGCTGTTGGTTGTAATAGCTCATCGGGTCCACTGGAGGGGTGGCGTATCCGGATCGAGTTACAGGTCCAAAAGCTGGACTAATCAAAGAGGGGGGAGTCGGCGCAGCAAAGTATTGGCCCGCTCCCTGCGGAGGCATTTCAGCTTGGGGCGTGAAAGCTACAGGTGACTGGAGCTTCTCAAGATCAACGAGGAACTTGTCGAACGGAGATGAAGGCTCCTGAGGTTTTGCTGCGGTTTCCCAATCGCCTTTGACCCAGTTCCAGCGATCTCCAGCATCATTAACAATCTCGCCACCAACCACGGACCCCGGCATCCCAGGGATAGGATCTCCAACACGAAAATTCTCGTATCCGGGAAACCCCGAATACGGCCCCGCTGACGGCATTTCGATTGCGGGAAGAATTCTGTTGGTCTCGTTTGCCATAGGTTAGGCTTTGGGAACCAAGCTCTTGATTCGACCGAGCATCCAGTTGGCCACCAGCTTCTTCGCCTTTGGCTTGTTCTTGATCCACTTGGCGAACTTCTCGGCATTGCTGTCGTAGAAGCTCTTGAACCAAGCGGGACCAACGAGTTCCTTCCAGAAGAAGAACGCCTCCCACTGATCGGGGATACACTCGCGGGCGACGGAACACATTGCTGCACCGCCGAGCGCACCGATAGCGCCGGTAACGCCCTTGAGAATTGATAGAGGGGAACCGGCTTGAGACGCTTGGAATTGATTCTGAGCATTCTGCAACGCGAAGCTCGAACCCATCTGCAAAAGTTGTCCGGGTCCAGCCTGCTGCGCTCCTTGAATATACTGAGGAGGAGCGAACGGCGAAGCACCCTGCTGAAGGCCACCGAGCTGAGCGGCTTGGGAGACGATCGGCTGGAGACCTAGAGCGGACTGGATGTTCGCAATGTTCTGCTGCTGAGTACCCTGACGCTGTTGCTGCGAAGCCATCTGGCCTGCGAAGCTCTGCTGCATCGCGGTGTTCCGCTGACCAGTAGCCGCGAGGATGTTCTGGAAGGCTTCCTGCGCCTGTCGATTGGCGACATCGCTGGTGGTCTGACCGCTTTGGAGTAGGCCAAGAGCCTGCTGACGGCGTTGGATATCGGCGTTACCGATCGCTTCGCTGACGGCGCGGGCCTCGCGGAATGCGGAGAGGTTACCGAGGACGTTACCGGAAGCGGTTCCGCGGGCGCGAGCGGCCTGCTCAGCGGCTCGAATCAAAGCAGGATCGAGCGTACCAGCCTGAGCGAGACCGGCACCAATCTGGCGTTCGAGATCGCTACGGATCCTTGCGGCCTCACCGGTATCCTGGGGGCCACTCGGCATGCCCACACGCTCGTAGGAGGGGGCGGCAATCGTGTCTTCAGGTATTTCCCTGTTCCCAGCCTTTAGATCCTGAAGGAAATTCTCGTAAAGGGCGTAACGAGTAGGATCAACCTCTTGCAGTTCAGACCGTCTTTGAGCAGCAAATTGACGCCCATACTTTTGAGCTACAGCAAGTTGAGCCGCGGCCTGTGGATCAGCCAACTCATTGGACGCCTGAGCAATTGCTCGCGTAAGATCTACATCACCTTGACCCGTGAAATCATAAGTGCGGATTTGGGCCTTACCAGTTTTTGGATCAATCCGAGGATTTCCATCTTTATCGAGAAGGACGTACTCACCTTTTGTTCCGAGTCGAGAGGCTGACTCAAGCTCTCGAATGATCGGGAAGGTCTCTGCTTGGGCATAAACCGCCTCGCGGTTCGCCGCCGCCATGTCTGGTGCTTTATATGTTCCGCCCATAGGAAATCCTCTTGTTCATCAGCAGTTTGAAGTACCTGTCAAAATCGTACAAACGGGAAATGCCTTTTCGGAACCCACCCAGCTTGGTGACGTTCTTCGAGCATAGCCCCATCATGGCCAACCAGAGTGTCTGAACCGCATGCGGCTCAGTACCAATCGCTATCTCAATCCAAGCGATGTGACCGTCCGGGAAGTTGTTGTTAAGATCCTCGGACTCCTCGATCGAGTTGAGGAATCGCACAGCTCCCACACCGACACACTTCCCATCCTCGTTCTTCACAATCCCGATCAGCTTCTTGGCATTGAAGATTCCGATCCAGTTGAGGATCCAGCGTCCCTTGCTGATCAGGTTGTACGCTTTGAGGAACTTCTGCGAGTTGGTGATCGTTAGGCTGGAATCTAGGTCCGTGAACGTCCCCGACATGTCGGTGGAGTAGGCGATCGCAGCGTCCGTATTGGAGCTGGTGTACGGGTTATCGAACGCGAACTGGACGCTGTACCCGATCTTGTCGGGGATGGGTTCGTTCAGGTTGTACGCCTTCGTGATCACGCTCGACTGGTAACGGGATCCGCCATCGAGGTACGCGGAGCTTGCGACCGGTGCGAGACGGGTGTTCGGGAGGAAGTCGTTGAATGACCAGACTTGGCCTGCTCCCGCTGAGATTGAGGTCATGTCGCCTGCGAACATGAGGACGGGTCCGAACGTAGAGAACGAGGTGGCGAAGAAGTCGTTCACCTGCCAGTTGTCCCAGTACCCGAGCCAAGAGCGGGCCAGTGAGTGATAGACGATGACCGCGTTGTTCCGGGGGAAAGCGGCTTCGAGTTCGAGTGACGATCCCGATTCGAGGAGAACAGCGAACTCGCTTTCGAGACCGAGTCCATTCGTCTCATTCAGAACGAACGGAATGATGGGGCTGGAAAGCGCGAGGCCGACGCTTGTCTGGGTACCGGCTTGGATCTGCGCCATCGACCGGATGCCGTCGCGGGACAGGAAGAATACGTCAGCACCGACCGCAGCGATGGAGCGGTGCGAGGAGCAGCCGATATTGCCGCTGATGAGTGATATGGTCCAATCGGCAGGATCCTGCGTAGGATCGGCATCTACGCTCCAAATTGAGCGTTCCTTGAAGACGAGCAGTTTGTAACCGAACCACGAGTACAGACCCTTGATAGGATCGCCGTCGCCACCGACCCGAATGGAGCCGAGCGGATCCCAGGATTCGCCATCGAGGATATCCGAGAAGTAGAGGGTATCGGGCTGGATGGCGGTATCACCAGAGACGGCCCAGAGCCGGTTGGTATGGGTGGTGAGATAGAGCGGCTTGTTGGGCGGCGAGAGGGATACGAAAGCGACCGCGTGAGACTGGTTGGTCGGCGATATGGTGACCGCGGGAGCGGTGATGTAACCGCTTCCGGGGTTTAGGATTACGATGGAAAGAATCGCTCCATCGCCGCCAATTCTTGCTTGCGCGGTTGCGGTCACACCGCTCGGAGGAGCGGCGATGGTGATTGTCGGGATTGTGCTGTGGCCGCTTCCCTGATTGATGACATCGATGCGGCTGATCTTGCCGGCGGCGACCGAGCTATTGAGATTCGCGCTGGAGACGTACTTCAGGGTTCCGTAGCCATCGGAATAGAACAGCTTGTCATTGAGCTGAGCGAAGTAGACGAAGGTGGCTGAGGCATTGAGCGTCGCGCCGCTGATCGCGTTGTAGGAAACGCCGGGGGAACCGAAGTACAGGTTTTGGGTGTTGGCGTTGCGATCGTTGACCGCGATGACCAGTCGCTCGGACGCTGCGGTATCGAAGTAAAATCCGGAATAGACCTCAGCATTTGTCGGAAGGTTACTGCCGTAGTTGGAGGTGGTTAAGTTCCAAGCGGTGAGGATTTCCTCCCAGTTTCTGGATTCGCTGTTACCGGCGAGTGAAACCGATCCGAGACGAGTGACTAGGTTACCGAAGTCATCGTAGTCCATGTTGATGGCCGACTCCATGCTGGTAGCAGGGATGGCATCGGGACGAGTAGCAGAGACAACACCGGTACTGAAGCCGGTGCTTCCATCCAACAGCATCTGATCATCAAGAGCATCTGAGGATTGGAATGGCATGGCGGATTACAGGATGTCTTGGAAGGTGTAATCGTACAAGCTATCAGGAATGATGCGGCTGATTTGCTGCTGCTGGCCGCGTTCCATGTCCTTCATAATGGAGACTTGAGCGGCTCCCTCTTGGAACTTGGCTTGGGCTTTCCCGTATTGCCGGGAGTATTCGAGGAGATCGCCTTCGGTGTAGGCCATCAGAGCGTTCTCGACACCGCGCAGCTCGAAGTTGCTGTCGTTGACGATCGCTTGGTTCTCGCCGAACTGCCGCATCTGGGACTGCTTCTTCCCGAGGATGAAGAGGGTGCCATCGGTGTTGGGCGTTGGAACGAGCTTGATGCGCGGGACGCCGGCCTCGCCGTAGGATGCTCCGATGACTCGGGTCCAGTTGACGAAGTTGCCGGGGGTGGACTTGCGGCTATCGACGTTGTTCCAAGTGTTGGGATCGAGCTGGAAGAACGAGACCCATTCCGCGGCGGGGACTTCGATACCATCGGTTTCGCCGTTGATCGTGAAGCGGATGGCGACTGGGAAGTCGAGGAACATGTTGTAGCCGGTACCTGAGGCGTAGGTAGCGGTTACGGTTTGGTCGAGGGTGACCAGTTCGTTGCCTTGGCTGACTGAGCGGGAGATGACGCCGAGGGTATCGTTCCAGAGGCACGAATCCCAGATCATGGAGTAGCGGCGGATGCAGAACTTCTTGGCCAACGCGAGGGTGTTCGCGTCGGTGAAGGAGAGCTTGTCGCAGGCCGCTTGGGCTACTTCAGAGGGTTTCATGCGAAGTACTCTTGCAAGATCATCGAGGAGCTAACTCGGGCATCAGCAGCGGAATTTACATTATTGGTTACATCTTTATAAGTTCTGTTCAACCATATGCTAGGAACGTCCCCTCCAACAGTTGTTGAATAAAGATGTATTTTATAAGTAACAGCAGAGGCTGAATTTGGAGAATCCAATATTTGAATAGATCTATTCGCTACAGCAGTTTGATATGTAACCGTAGGATCACCGGAAAACAATGGCGCAATACCGTATAAACTTGAACCTATATTGTTTGATCCAATTTCCGTTCCGTTTCTGGTTATCCTAAAAGCTCCATAAGCTATTTCAAAATCGGCGCAGAAATTTATAACAACAGAAACAAGAATGTTTGATGAAGTTGACCTAGGAGTGATAGTGGTATTAAGGACTGTAATCTCAACACCTGAGCCAGTGTTTGTTCCTATAAATGGACTTCCTTGAGGCGTTACATCCCTGTACAGCGTTTGAACACATTGCGGAGCAAATTGACTGGCCGGAACCACCTTCACCTTGCTCGAATCGCTCGCATCGGTGATCAGCACCTTATCGTTGTTTAGATCAACCGTTTCGGAAGTGACGTTGGGAAGCGTGACGACATTGGCGTTGATCGTCAGGAGATCGGTGGGTGCATTTCCGATCGTGGTGTTGCCGTTTGCTGCAAGATTTCCGGCAACGGTCAGCCCACCGAGGGTTGTCGCTCCAGTGACATCAAGTGTCCCACCGACAGTTGAGTCACCAAGATTATCAAGTTCAGCAACCGTGGTAAGCCCGCTGACATTGAGCGTTGAGATGTTTGCGGTGGTTGCCCCGACAGTCGCCAGCGTAGTCGCTCCAGTGACCCCTAGGGTAGTTCCAACCGTCGCAGCACCGGTGACACCCAAGCTGGCCAACGTAGAAAGTCCCGTGACATTGAGAGTCGTTCCGACAACAGCGGCTCCGCTGGTGGAGACACTTGAGAGCGAGGTAGCTCCGGTCACCGCGAGGGTGCTGGCGACGCTTGTGGCACCGGTGAGAGTGGAGGTACCGGTCACCGAGAGGTTGCCGGGGATCGCCAGATTGCCGCTGAGGCTCGTTGCGCCGGTTACGGTGAGCGTACCACCGACGACCGTGTTACCGCTTGCCGCGGCCACCGTGAGCTTGTTGGCCCCGACGCTGAAGTCGCCAGTAGTATTGACCGCGGTGGTCGATAGCTGGAGCGCGGAATCGATGCCGCTGCCATCTCCAACGGCTTTGAGGACAGAGGTCAGCGCGGAGTTGTCGGAGCTTTTTAGTAGGCCAGTGTATGTCGATGCGACGCTACTGCCTGTGAGTGGAGTTCCCATATCAGTTCTTCGGTAGTGCGTACCAACCAGCCGGCAGGACCACGGTCGATGGCCCCACCAGCTTCTTGTTTGAATCGAATCCGTACACGCTGGCCTTGGTGGGCTTGGCGAGCATCACCGGATCACCGGAAGGGACCAGGACCACCCGTGTCATCTGGCAACCGAGGCAGTCCAGTAATACGACCAGCCAGATCGTTCTTGAGAGCCTCGGGTGCTTTTCCATGTTGGATATCGGTGGGTGGTGTCTCGCGAAACCAATCGAGCAGGGCCTTCAGGATCTGGTAGATCCAGTTCACTGCTTCGGATCGGCAGGCTTCTTGAGGTTGCTCTTGATGGACCAGCCGACGCTGGCCAGCGACAGCAGAGCCCCAACCAGCTCGGTGATCTGCTCGGAGGAAGCGAGGCCGCGGGCGATGACAAAACCGCCGGCGGCGGTGAGGCCGTGGCGGATGAGGGAGGCGATGTTGGGATTCATTTTCCGAAAAACAGTTTGTAGGTGCCGTAGGCCATGCATAGGAACCCCAGTACGGCGGTTCCTAGCTGGACCCACTGGGTGAGGACAGGAGCAATCGATGCAGCGGTCAGGCCAGCGGCTGCGCTGATGGCAACCGTGGCCGCGTTGGTCGATGAATCGTTGGTCATGGATTACTCGGATGCTTTTGGTTGAGCTGCTGCGAGGATGATGTCGGCCAAAGGAACGCCGACCTTGGCGTTCTGGTAGCCACCGGCCTTGATGGCGATGTCGATGAGCTGGAGCAGGCTATTCACCTGCTCGGTGCTGAGTTCGATCTTGATCATGCGGCTGGAGCATCAGCGACAGGCTCATCATTCGCAACCAAACTCGGCCTCACCGGCACATTAATCGGCGGCGGCGTAGGCGGAACCCACGGCAGCGGCAAACTCACAACCGGCGGGTTGATCTGATTGGCAATCTGCGCGGTGACGTTCGCTTCGATGGCCGCTTGATCGACTCCGTTGGCGAAGCACCATCCGAGAACCTGATCCTGCGTGAGGTCAGGAT